TCGAATCTGTGTATCGTTTTGCTTAAACTCAATGAACGTCTTGTATGTTGGCGAAAGATTTACACCGGCCTGGAATGGTACTGTCTGGGTCCACATATAGACATCCAGAGAACCTGCACCGGTGGCAATCTTTTTGAATGCAACCGGTCCAACCTTAGCCTCATTAGCCTCATGGATATTCTCTTGCTGAAGTTCGGTTGCCAGTATCTCACCAGCATCTTTGAACTTAGTGCCGGAGACTTGAGCATACGCCCTCTGCCCATCAAGCATAATCGCATTGTTGTTAAGCGAAGAGAGTTTCTTACCAGCCTGAGGGTAAACGGTATCGTAAGGCGTAGAGGATGAATCAGCCTGAATCTGAATGCCTAGACCGTAGCGTTTCTTAATCTCACCAAGTTTGTTGATTTGAATATTCTTGCAGTCCTTCAAGGTACCCAGCTTAGAAGACGAATCCGCTGTCTTCTGCATAAGGCCTTGAGCGAATGGAATGGAGACTGTCTGTTTTTTTAATGCCATCAGAATACCCAAAGAGAGACGGTTACGTTTGCAGAGCAGTTTAAGATCAAAGAGTTCTTAGGGTTTCTATTTAGCGTAGAAGATGTAGAGACAACAGAGTTTGCGTTCCGGTCTACAACTATATAGCCCTGTGGTATTCGACCTAAGCCATGGCCAACTTCATTGTCTTGGCCGGTGGTCAATTCAGCATCTGAGACAAGCTTACCGTCAATGAGAGAACATTTCTCAATGAAATCAGTAACTTCCTGCATTCTGTCTTGAGATAGGGTAACGCCGACATCTGCCTGTAGAACCCGACCAAATCGAGTAGCCATGTCTCACCCCCTAGTATCGAAGAATAAAGTCGTCTCTAAACCGACCCTTGCGGACATCGCGAATAGCGAATGATCCACTTGTATCACGCGGCGACAATGCGCGAATAATGCGACTAGCGAGCTGATTCTTTTCAAGCTCTAATTGTCTGGTGTCAGACTCTTCTTTCATCAGCATACGGATTGCAGTCGCTACAACCACGTACTCCTCATAGCCTGGTATAATCGTCTCAATCTCGGTCACAGTGCTAGAGAACTGTGTCGGCAGTGGAACGTAGTACAAAGTAATAGTTCCCGACTGAGAGTTGGTGGGAATAAGTTTAATCTTACTCCCCTCAACCTTATACATAGGCTCGGCCAATCGATCGATGGCGGCATACGGCGTATTGTAGATGTTACGCTCAGTAAAGGAGTAAGCCCTGAGCGTCGAAGTAATTCCACCGGAATTATAATCAACGCCCAGAGCCTTGTAAAAGTCGTCTGGCAGGTTAGCGCCCCCGGTCGCAATGGGGGCGTTGTATGTCTGCTCAGAGACAAAATAGTCTTCGTAACTTTTGACCATAAAGTCATGTAACTCGGAGATGCTTGAGTTCAGGTAGTCCTGAATCTCCGCGTCACTTACGAAGGAACTATTCTCCATGTCGGCGCGGCGACGCGCACGAGTTCTTAAATCAGATTCAGTGAACGTCGCCATTGCCCCACTCCTTACATGCGCATGTCTAGGAAGTCATTCAGAGCTTCAACGAGTGCTGACCCGTCATCGCCCTTCATAGCATCTATCATGCGCTTGCCCGCATCATCCATAGCCTTGTCATAGTCTTCATCTTCAGAAGCCTCGGCATCTTTGCCTTTGGCTTTCTCCAGAATCATGACCGCAAGGCCTTTGCCTTTGCCTTTCATGATGACTCCTTACTTCACGCTGCTGTTTCGCAGCATTAAGAAGAAAGTAAACTCATCACCATCGGCTGGCTCTGTCTTTGCTCCCGCATCATTAACCAAGTGAATCTCAACAGTTTTGTTGACGGTCACACTGTGGCTTTCAATTTGAGCAAAAAGAGTATCAGAACCAGCTAACTGGACATAACTTGCAGAGCAATGAAGGAGACCCGTGTAAAGGTCATCCAACGTTACAATGTATTCGCCTGTGGCATCCTTTGCCACCGACGCAATACCCAAACCATCTGCTAGAGTTGCAGCACCGGAACCACCAATGCTAACACGACCAGCAATCAACTTAACCTCTCGGTTAAGTGCCTGGACATTTTGAAATCTTCGGTTAGCCATCTTTCACTCTCCTTATGCTAGAGCGACGCGGCTGTTGTATCCTGGCGCTGTGCAACCAACGTTACCGTAGAAGCCAACACGTACTTCGTAAGCGTCCGCAGACGATTCACGAAGCATTCGGTTTCCGTCAAGATCAAGGATGTGTGGAGCAGCGCCAAGGCTGTTCAACGACCAAGTATCCATCTGGAGGAGATACGCCACGTTTGGAGTACAGTTTTGGTCAGCAATTACACGAATCGGACCTTTTGGACCGATGATGCTAAGAGCTTGGAAACCAACATCAGCATCGTCGCTGCTTACTTTGTCGTAAACAACTTTAGAGCCGAGAGCTTTCTCAAGGTTTGCAAACTGAGTGTAATCCATGAAGCAGTGATCTGGTGAACCACCTTCACGAGCAAGACGGCTTGCTGCGCTAACAAGTGCTTCTTCGATTGGCATTGAAGAGCCATCGAAAGGAACGCCTGCAAGACGGGTACGGTCAGCAGTTCGGGTTACGCCGAAAAGGTTTGCTGGGGTACCCGATGGAATCCAAGCTTCAAGACCAGAGATCTTCAATCGATCACTCGCTGAAACGTAGTCACCGCTTTGGAAGAGAGCGTCTCCAGGCCCCAAGTTACCTGAGCTGCTAGTAATAACAACTTTGATAGTGCCAAGGTCTCGGTCAACTTCGCTAATGGTCAAGATGTCATTCTCAAGCGCAGAAGTTGTGTTTGTCGCGATACGCAGAACCATACCAACTTCAAAGTTAGTAATCTCTTCAACGTTGCTCAGAGTGATTGTCTGAGTACCAGAAGTACCAGTAGTGGAGCCCACTTGACCAATCTTACCAGAGCCGTCTCCGTAGAGACCGATCGCGATAGATCGAGTAAGCGACTGAATTGCGCCGTCGATTTCAAGAGTTGCATACTTCAAGAATGCATCTGCATTGCTTTCGGTTGCCTTGATAGATTCGCCAGTGATGCTCGCGAAAGAGTAATCTTTCACACGAGTAAGCACGAAGCGAGCGAGGCTAGTCGCGGTATCAAGCGCCTGACCAGTGCCGAAGGTCGCTGATCGTCGGTTAGCGATTCCGTACTGAGTTGGAATCGGCATGTTCTCACCACCGAACTGCTCATACTTGGGCATAAGGGCGAGAAGTGGATTGTCTTTGTAAACCATGTTCTTAACGCGAAGGTCTTTATAATGCTCCTTCAGCGCCTGGGTGACGGTATTTAAGTCTAATGCTGTCATCTGTTACTCCTGTCTAAACAGAGATTTCCCGTACCGACTAACCAGCTCATCGATAGATTGCTGCTTACTCAGTATACCTGAATTGTCCCGAGGTGTTCTTTGCACCTGGGTGTTTGTCAAAGTTCTGGGTGGCGTTTTTTGAGCGGCCTCAGCCTTCTCTTCTGCTTGCCCCGCCTCGGGCTCTGTTTTCGCTGGAGCAAAGCGCTCTTTGAGTCGCTGCTCTAGTTTTGGAACTGCGAGATACTTTTCTGCTTCAGCCTCGTAGTAGTCCTCAACCATTTTAGCCGCATCGTCGTAGCTCATCACTTCCTGCGTGCTGTTGTAATGCTCCTGCATTACTTCAGCGACGACGTGGTAAGCATTGTTAGCCTTAACGAAGTCGAACTCACTTGTATTCTCCACGAAACTTTTGATCTCGTCAACAAATGTCGAATATGTGTCCTGATACTTCTTCGCCTCTTCCTGCTTCACAAGCTCCGCTCGCTCGGCTTTCATGGCGTTAATCTCATCACGAAGACGCTTCATCTCCCCGGCCATCTTCTGCTCAGGGGTAATCTCGCCATCTTGTAGGACTTGTCGGCTAAGGGCTTCGTAGTCTAGCCCTAGCTTCTGCATGACTTCGTAAGGGTTCTCACGTGCAAGTCTTTGTAGGTCATCAAACGATGAGACCGTACCTTTGCGCGCATCAAGCTCTTGCTGGACGCGCTTCATTTCGTCGCGCTCTTGGCGCAACTTCTTTTGCTCGCGAGCTAGTTGGGCAAATCGCCTGCTGAATGGATCGGGCGCTGGTTCCGGGGGAGGTCCTGCATCGCTGCTCTCCACTCCATCGTTATTATCATCCGCTCCAGCTGTTTCATGTGAAACACCGTCTCCTCCAGGGGCTCCTCCATCAACTCCTCCAGGAGATTCTCCCATATCAGGAACTGGTTGAACCTCTGCTTCTGCAACTGCACCTTCCTCAGTCATACTCTCTCCTTAGACTGGCACACCTTCCATCGCGGCACCAGTCACTTGTGGGGCTGGCAATTCTGCTTCTGCCAGCGCATCAATGGCATCCTTCGGCGGGGTCGCCGTAGGCGTTAGTTCGGTAGGTAGCGGACCACCGGCGGCTGGGGTTTGACCTCCTGGCATGGCAGCGACAGGCGGTGCCGGTGGCTGGAGTAACTTAAAGCACTCCTGCATATAACGTCTCATGAGGTCTAAACGGTCTTCAGGGGCACCGTTAATCTTGGCCTCGATATATGCCCGCTGAAAGTACTGTAGGTGAAGTTGAAGATTGGAGAAAGGCTCTGGTGGATGGTACTTGCCCTTTTCCAGAATCTCTTCGACGAGCATCTCTGCTTCTTCCATTGGTGCTGTCGCCAACTTGTTAAACTGCTCGATGTCAGGGAAATCCAGAAGACTGCGAGTCTCCGTCTTATCAATCAAGCCTGCCTGCGCCATCTCGATGACGGTCTGCAAACGTGCGGCTGGAGTGGTCGGAAGAAGACTCGCTGGGTATACCTTCATTCGGTACTGGTCTTCACGCAGGTTAATATCAGACCACTTGATTTTCTCAATGTCCTTGTCGCCGTATGAGATGACTTCGTAAGTCTTACCTTCCTCAGATACGTCTTTGGCGAGATCAATCATCTGACGCGCAACCTCTAGGAATGCTGACTCATAAGCTTGACCAACAATCACAAAACGCTCGGTTTCGATATCGCTGTACTCACGCAAAGCAACGCCAGATTCCAGACCCGCAGGCTTGAGACTTGTCGCAGATAGCTGACTGATGCCAGAGATCTCATAGGCTCGGTTATAGAGTCGGTCGAGGTGACTAAACACTTCGCCTGCTACGGTTTGCGGCACGAAGAAGCGTGGTGGCTCGCCTTCATACTCGATGATACCCCAAGTTTGATTGTTAATCTGCTCTTTGGCTACCTGTGACCCGCGCTCCAAGAATACCTTCGGTGTCGCTAAGTTCATCTGCTCCTGAATATTCAGAAGAAGCTGGTTAACCTCTGTCTGAATGCCGCGAAGATACTA